GCTGACGATCGACGGCGACAGCAGAGCGGTTGCGCTGGTCAAGCGCGACGGGCTGCTGGAAGCGGTCGCGGCGAACCTGCTGCTCCAGGGAAATGCTTATGTGCAGCTGATCGCCGACAGCGACGATTCGCCGGCGGAGCTGGTGCAGCTACGGCCCGAGCGAGTGAGCGTGGTCGCGGACGAGCGCGGCTGGCCGGTCGCCTATCTGTATCGCGCGGGGACGCAGGTCACGCGTTACAATCGCGTCGATGCGCTCGAGCGGCAGCAGGTCGCGCATGTGAAGGCGCTTCACCCGCGCGACGACCATTATGGGATGGGCTGCCTGGAGGCGGCGATTGCCGCGGCGACGGTGCACAATCGAGCGAGCCGGTGGAACAAGGCACTGCTCGACCACGGAGCGCGGCCGTCCGGTGCGCTCAGCTATGAGCCGGCGGACGGAAGCGTGCTTTCGGCCGAGCAGTTCAAGCGGTTGAAGGAGGAGCTCGCCAGCCAGTTTTCCGGCGAGGTGAATGCCGGGCGGCCGCTGCTGCTCGAAGGCGGACTCAAATGGCAGGCGCTGAGCCTCACGCCGGCGGACATGGATTTCGTCGCCCTCAAGGAAGGCGCGGCGCGCGACATCGCGCTCGCGTTCGGGGTGCCGCCGGTGCTGGTCGGGCTCCCGGGGGACGCAACGTACGCCAATGCGCGCGAAGCGGGGCGGGCGCTCTATCGCCAGACGATCCTGCCGATGGCGGAGCGGATCCTCGACGCGCTGGCGGCGATGCTGAGCGACTGGGTCGGCGAAGTGACGCTGAGCGTCGACACCGACCAGATCAGCGAGCTCGCCGACGACCGGGCGAAATTGTGGGAGCAGGTCGGCGCGGCCGCTTTCCTCAGCGATGCGGAGAAACGGGACATGCTGGGTTTCACGGAGCGGCCGGAATGACGGCGGCGGCGTTGCTCGCGAGCTTGATGGCGCAGGCGGAAGGTCGCGGCGCTGACCTGGTCACGCTGCGCGCTTTGGTCGAGGAATCGAGCCAGGCGGGGGCGCGTCGGGCGCTGGCGTCGCTCGGACTCGATGACGAACGGGCGCGGCGCGACATGGACGAATTGCGCGAGCTGCTCGGTGCCTGGCGCGACGCCAAGCGGACCGCCTGGCGCGCAGTGGTGACCTGGCTGGTGCGGATTGCGCTGGCGGTGCTGCTGATCGGGATCGCGGTGCGGCTTCGGCTGACGGAGCTGGTCATCCGATGAGGTTCGCTGGCTATGCGGCGCTGTTCGACCGGCCGGACAAGGGCGGTGACATCGTCCGCAAGGGGGCGTTCGCGAGGGCGCTTGAGATGGCGGGCGAGGTGCCGTTACTGTGGCAGCACAAGGCCGGCGCGGTGATCGGCAAGCTCGAGCATTTGAGCGAGGACGGCCGCGGATTGCGGGTGATCGCAAGCGTGGCCGACGCGCGCGCGTCGCGGCTGCTCGGGAGCGGCAAGGTCGATGGCCTCAGCTTCGGTTATCGCGTGCGCGAGGCGAAGAGCGCGGGCGGGTTGCGCGAGCTGATCGAGCTGGAGCTGGTCGAGGTGAGTTTGGTCGCCAATCCGATGCAGCCGAAGGCGCGGGTGCATGCGGTTGAAAGTCGCGGATGATTGGAGGAAGCTGCGCCGATGAGGATTGTCGGTCCTTGTCTGTGCGTCGCGATGTTGGCCGCGTGCCATCCGCAGAAGCCGAAGATGACCGATGCTCAAGTCGCAGCAATGCGAGCCAGCGATCCAGGAATGACCGACGCCTGTCTGGAAAAGCTGCGTTGGGGTGGTGTCGAGGCGATGCCGCAGCGCACCGACCAATGCTACAAATTCGACAAAGCTCGCCGATGGAAAGGCCATTGGATCAATCAGTTCGAAGGATCGATTTTTTGTCCCGCCGGATCGCCCTGCCCTGATGAGCGGTCAGGCGCAGCGAATGCGATTTGGCTCGAGTTCTCTTCGACGCGTCCGGTACAGAACGAGTTGAAACCGGGTGGCGTTTACGAGGTCGAGTTCATCGGCAGGCGATCGATAGGCGAGGGTCACTTCGGTCACATGGGGATGTCGCCAAACGACATTATCGTCGATCGGATGATTTCAATGAAGCAGATTGAGCCGCCGCCGCCTGAGCCCACGAAGGAGCAGGTGATTGCCGAGTGGAAGAAATGCGAGGCGGAAAAGAGCTGCATTCCGAACTGGCAGGTGATCAACTCGATGGACGAATAAGGTGGATCCCGGATCAAGTCCGGGATGGCGAAGAGAAGGTGAGGGTCGCGGGTTTCCGCGGCCCTTTTTTCATGGGTTTTGCACGGGAGAAAAGTGAATGGTGGAAGTGAAGGCGGATGCGCTCGAGGAGAGCTTCGAGCAGTTCGACGAGGATGACGGGGTTGCTGCGCTGAAGGCGGAGCTGGAGACGCTGAAGGCGAAGATCGCGAGCGGCGTGATCGCGGCGCAGCGGCCTGCGCTGGACGGGGTCAAGTCGGCGGAGGCTTCGGCGTTTGTCGATCAATATGTGCGGCGCGGAATCGAGAGCGGGCTCGAGACCAAGGCGATCGGGAGCTCGTCGGACGCGATCGGCGGCTATGCCGTGCCACAGGAGATCGACGAGCAGATCGACGCGACCCTGAACGCGATCTCGCCGATCCGGTCGATCGCCAATGTCGTGAAGGTCGGGAGCGCCGGCTATCGCAAGCTGATCACGAGCGGCGGGACTCCGTCGGGATGGGTCGCCTACGAGGCGGACCGGCCGGAAACCAACACGCCGACATTCAGCGAGATCGTGCCGGCGTCGGGCGAGCTTTACGCCAATCCGGCGGCGTCGCAGCAGATGCTCGACGATGCGATGTTCGACGTCGAGAAGTGGCTCGCGCAGGAGATTGCGACCGAATTCGCGAGGGCAGAAGGCGCGGCGTTCGTAAGCGGGAGCGGCATCAACCAGCCGCTCGGGTTCCTGACCTCGCCGACCTCGGCGGCATTGGATTCGGCGCGCCCAATGGGGACGCTTCAGACAATCGGAACGGGGGTCGCGGGCGACTTCCCGACGAGCGATCCGGAAGATGCGCTGATCGATCTCGTCCAGTCGCTGCGCTCGCCGTACCGGCAAGGCGCAGTGTTCGTGATGAACTCGGCGACCGCGGCAGAGATCCGCAAGTTCCGGACCAGCACGGGCGCGTTCATCTTCCAGCCGAGCCTGGCCGCTGGGCAGCCGGCGACTTTGCTCGGCTATCCGCTGATCGAAGCAGAGGACATGCCGGACATCGCGGCGGGATCGCTGTCGATCGCCTTCGGCAATTTCAAGGCGGGCTATGTGATCGCCGAGCGCAATGCGACGACGATCCTGCGCGATCCGTACACGCACAAGCCGTACGTGCATTTCTACGCGACCAAGCGCGTCGGCGGCCAGGTCGTGAACTCGGAAGCGATCAAGCTGCTTCAGTTCGCATAAGCGCGGCCGGGCGAATTTGGCCCGCCGCAGTCAGTCCCTCCCTCGCCCGCGCGGGGGAGGGTTTTTCCATCAGACCAGGAGTCCACATGGCGGAAGCCTTTCAGCCGAAGTTCGCTGATCTCGTTCGCAATTTCACGACCACGACCGGAGTGAACGACTTCGTTCTTGGCCCTGCCGTCAACGGCTTCGCGAGCTTCGTCGACGCGTGCGCGACCGGCGAGACTTTTTACTATTCGGCGCTCGGGGTCGACAATCCGGGAGAGACCGAAGTCGGCCGCGGGACGCTTCTCGACGGCGGCGTGATCGCGCGCGATCCCGTCAGCGGAACCAAGACGGCCTTTACCAGCGGTACCAAGACGATCGCGCTGGTCGCCGCGGCGGAATGGTTTTCTGCCGTCGATGCCGCCCGCTCGACCGGCGGTCCGACCAGCGTCAAATCGTTCGGCGCGATGGGCGACGGCGTCACCGACGACACCGCCGCAATCCAGGCGGCGCTCGACCAGGTCGGCACGAGTGGGGGCGGAGCGCTTTACTTTCCCGAAGGCGAGTATGTCGTTTCAGCACCTTTGAGCATCTCGCCGAACACGGTCCTGCGCGGTGCCGGTCCAATGACGACGATCATCAGCTCGGCCCACGCCGGCGGAGGCGGAGCCGATCCCGGCGAGGATCTTCGCAACGGTTCCGGCTTCATCACCGTCGCGCCGATCAACGCGAGCACGCCGATCCATGTGGTGATCGAGGACATTGGGATCCGCAACACGAACCCGGACAATGTCGGAGCCGCCTACTACGATCGCGGCGGGACATCGATTTCCTGCCGCAACTGCGGCTTCGGCGGTTTCAAGTTCGGCGTGGTGCTCGAACAGTCGGAGCTCGTCGACGTCGACCTGTGCGAGATCGGGGGCCAGAACGATGGCGGCGCGGCAGTCTGGATCGTCAACGGGCCCGATCTCACGGCGGGCGCGGCCTCCGGTTATTCCAACCGGATCTCGGTCAAGCGGTGCCAGATCAACCAATATCCCACGGTTTATGGGATCGTCGACGATGGCGGGATGAACCACGTCGTCGAGGACAACAATTACAACGGGTGCATCAACCACATCCGAGCCGCGGGCGCGTACCCGCTCGACATCCGCGGGGGCGAGTTCGAAAGCGCGGCGAGCCACTGTATCCGGCTCGAGAGCCTGACGCTCGCCGGCAATCCGATCGGAGGCGGTTACACGGCCATTCGCGGAGGGTCCTTCACGGCCACTTCGGGACATGCGTCTGTCTTCAGCAACACCAGCGGCGGCCTGCTCCAGGTCGACGGGATGCCGCTCTTCTCGGGTGGTTCCGGCACGCACGCGATCACCGGATCGGTCAATTTCGCCGGCATCTGGCTGCTCAGCTACTCGAACCTGACCAATCTGCCGGATCTGACGGATGGCAATGCCCAATATGTGAACATCAACCTGGGATTCGCCAAGCTCAACGGAGTCACGCTCCAGGACGGCGTGGTGTCCGCGAGCAACATCGGATCGGCGGCGGCTCACAACGAGAGCGATTTCCTGCAACGCGCAAGCAATCTCGGTGACATCGGGGACCCGATCGCGGCCGCGAAGAACCTGCAGAGCAGCATCGTCTTGGCGCAAAGCAGCGTACCGAAATCGCACAGCGGCGACACGTCCGAATTCACGCTTGCGACGATCACGATCCCCGCGGGCGCGATCGGGGCAAATGGCCGAGTCGAGGTGAAGGCGGAGTTTTCCTATCCGAGCAGCACCAACTCCAAGACCTTCAAGGTCAAGTTCGGCGGGACGACGGTTTTCAGTGGCGGCGCGGGTACCACCACCAGCGACACCGTGTCAGCCTATATCGCCAACCGCGGAGTGTCGGCGCAGCGCTATTCCGCGATGCACATAAACTCGGCCGGGACGCTTGCGACAGGGACAACGCCCGCTGGCACTGCCGCGGTCAATACGACTGGAAGTGTGGACATCGTCATCACCGGGACGCTCGCGAGCGCCGCCGAGACGCTGAACCTCGAATCCTACCAGGTCATTCTCTACCCGAAGGGCTGACGTCATGAGCATCGCAAGAAGCGCCTTGGGCGAGTTGCCGCTGTCGAGCGATCCGCCCGCGGCTTCGAAAGGCAAGCCGCCGCCGAACCGGTCAATCACTCCCAATTCGGACGCTGTGCAGCAGCCCGAAGCGCGCTGATCCGCGGTTTCGCGGGACCAGCACCATCAAGGACCCGAATATGAGCTATCTGCTGAAGGACCCTGAAGCGGTCCTCGACTATCTGATCGACTGGGGCGCCGAATATCTCGGCGCCGGCGAGCTGATCGCCGCAAGCGACTGGTCGGTCGAACCCGGCGAAGCCGGGGGCCTGACCGTCGCCGGCAGCGACTTCGACGCGACGACCTCGACGGTGAAGGCGGCGGGCGGGCTTGCCGGGCATTTGTACCGGCTGGCCAACCGCATCACCACAGGAGCGGGCAGGATCGATGAGCGATCCATCGTCGTCCGCGTGGAGGACCGCTGATGGCAAGTACTCCATTGCCGCCGCCGATCGTCACGTTGAGCGAGGCACAAGCCTATTTGCGGATCGAAACGGGCGAGGAGGAGGCGCTGCTCGCCGGGCTGATCCGAAGCGCAAGCGCCTTGTGCGAAGCCTTCATCAACCAGGTCGTCATGGCGCGCGATTTCCAATTCGACCTGCCGGCGAGCGGCAATTGGGAGCGCCTTCCGCTGACGCCTGTGCGTTCGATCGCGGAGGTCGACGGAGTCGACCAGATCGGCAACGCGGCGCCGCTCAGCACCGGAGCCTACACGATCGACATCGATTCATCGGGTGATGGGTGGGTGCGCGTCATCCAGGCAGATGGGGTGAGCCGCGCACGCGTCGGCGGAACGGCCGGGATGGCGGATGACGAGAATGGCGTGCCCGAGCCGATCCGCCAGGGGGTGCTTCGGCTGGTCGCGCATTTGTTCACCGATCGCGACGGCGAGGGCGGGGAGCCGCCGGCCGCGGTCACGGCTCTGTGGCGTCCGTACCGGCGCTTGAGGTTGGCATGAGCGAGTTCGCCGGGACTCTCCGCGAGCGGATCCTGGTCGAGCAGCCGATTTCGGTGCGCAACGCCATGGGGCTGCAGGAGCCGGGCTGGGAAGAAATCTGCCGCTGCCTCGCGAGCATCGCGCTCGAGAGCGTCGGACAGCAGAGCGAGGGCCAGGCGCTGAGCGCCATGCCCAAGTTCCGAGTGACGATCCGCTGGCGCGAGGGAATCGCGATCGACCAGCGGATCAGCTGGAACGGCCGCAAGCTGATGGTTCGGCAGCTGCTCGACGACCCGCGGACCAAGGACCGGATCACGATGCGGTGCGAAGAGGTGCGCGCATGATGGAGAAATTGATTTCGCGCGGCGAGCGGATCGCGCGCGACG